ATCGTCACACGACATGTCAAGAAACAAGCGCTGCCTAGTCATTAGCTAGACCTATATATCGCAGGAGTTTTCAATGAAATTAATCAACTTCTCTGCTGTTGTATCGCCGTCAATTTCGGAATTTGAGCGAAGCCACTTAATAAAGTCATACCATCTCGACTGTTGCTGTGCGGAGTCAAACACTAACGTATATTGAACAACGGCTTTAGGCGCGGATAAAGGCGAAATTGTTGTAGAACCTCTAACTGCTGCGTCATTGTGGTCAACATTACTTTTTGCTGTTAGATGCTGTCCGTCTCTTGTTTCTGTGACGGAAATAGAATTTCTGTCTATTCCTGGCTGTGGTTGACGAACTGGTTCTTCGGTTTCACCTTCGTCATAGTCAGAAATAATTACTGGTGGGACGTATGTCCCAGAATCAATTACTTGGTGTTCTTGTCGTATTGCCCTTTGTTCCAACTCGGCCAATTCAAATTCGTCCCATCCGAGTCCATCGATTAGCTCCGGATAATAATCATTAATTTCAAGGACCATATCGTTTAGTAACTCTGGCTCCGTATAACCAAGCTCCATTGTTCTATTGTCCGCAAGAGCAAAAGCAATCGCCCTAGAATTATCGACATCGTATTGAACTGCAGCAATCTTGTCCCACCCAAGTTTTTTTGCAGCTTCTAGTTGATGGTTTCCGGCGATTACTGTAAATGTGCCATCACCATTTGGTTTTACAACGATTGGTTTAATCTGACCAAATTCAGAATATGACGAAATAATTGCGTTTACATTTCCTCTGCGCGGATTACCATCGAGCGGAAGTAATAGGTCAATATCTATTGCCAAAGACTCAAGTGATTCGTGAATACCGTTTGACATACTTTTACTGCACCTGTGTTCTTACGTTTGCGTTTAGGGTCCTAATCGCATCAATTGATGTTCGGAGTGAAAGCAAAACTTCTCGCTTTGTTTTCACAAGAGCTTCTGCACATTTATATTCAAAGTTTTCTTGGTCCATCTTGTAGTCAGCCCATGCTTCGCGCTCTTTGATTGAGCCCTTTGCCGATAGATACTCCTTGGCCCAATTGGATTTATATAGAGCTTCTTTTTTAGCACAATCCATCGCAATTGTTTCAAATTGCTCTGTCTCGTTTTCAAGCTTGTCCATAAGGCGAACAAGCTCTTGTTCTATTTCAACTTGACTTATTGGGGAGTTGCGCACATCATTCCTTTCAGAGTCCTAGTGGCTCCCAATCTACTTTGTCTAATGCTGCTTTATTATCTTTTGGCCATTCAAAACGGGCTTTTCCGGCACGGCAAAGTCCCATCTCCTCAAGAACCCAAGCATCGCATTTGTCGTCTGCTCCAGGATTACCCCAAACAATTCCAGTTTTTGCAGAAATAAATGAAATAACTTCATTTTTTGAAGCGTTTCCTTTTCCGGTTGCAAATTTGGCTCTGCTCGTCGGTGGGACAACTACATACGGAATTGCCTTTTCCCATAACATGAGTCGGATAACGCCACCAAGCTCACCAATTGAATGAGCCTGAGAGTTCCGTGATGCAAACGAATAGCCCTCAACAACAACCCCCCTCAGGTCTGGCTCGGACGAAATAATTTCATATACAGCATCTCGTATATTTGAAAGCCGTCGTGGACCTGTCGAGTCAAATGAAATAACGCCAGTTGTGCCATCTATTGAATAACCAGTTGAGGTTAGCGATAAGTCAAGACCCATTATCTTCATATACCTGAAGCATCATAATTCAGATTTATTCCCAAAGACGCAAGAACCGGGTGCCGCACGTTGCCCTGTGCACCCGGCCCTTACGCCTATAACGGTCCTAAGAATTCAAAGAGTACACTAATAAAAATTCAAAAGATACAAACTTAATTTATATATTTAAATTTAAAGAATATATATACTTATGTTGTCTGTCTATTTTTCCCAGCCATGTTTGGCTAGGCCAAGCGTAAATGCGAGTTCTGGGTTTGCTGTAATTCTAAAATGGCATGGCCTGCATACGGCAAGAATATTTGATTCGTCAAGAATTGAGCCGCCCTGAGACCTTCTTTTTATCTCATGAAGGTCTCTGCTTAGGTGCTGCATGTACGTGGTCTTACCGTCATATTCGGCAAATACTTTGCATGCCTCGCACAATGGTCTTTCATGAAGAACTTTTTTTACTAATTCCCGGCGCTCTACATACTTTTTTTCTGTTTTTGCGCTGCGCTTTTTAATCGGCTTTTTGTTCTTATTTTTTATTCCAGTGCGCTTTAATGGTTTACTTCTTCGGAGCATGGCAATACCTCCATATGCAAAATTACATAAATATGGCTGGTTGCAAACTCAGGTAAGAGTGAATTTATAGATTTTCGCTAGTTACTGTATCGAACAACCACTTATTGTCAAGTGTAGACCATAGCGCTCTGTCGATAGCGGTATCTTCCAAGTCGTAGTCCCTCATCATCGAGCGATGTGTGACGATTGCGCGCCGCAAAAAGTCGACTTGGTCCCAGCCATCGCTTTTGACCTCATTTCCAGTCTCAATCATTGCTGTTACTTCGTCAATTCGCTTATCAACATGAAATTTGAAACGCTTTACGCGAGTCGCCTTATGGTCGTAATAGCTCGTTGCCTCACGTGACAATTTGGTTCCAGCCCTGCCAAGAGAGGAATACCGTTCTTCATCTGATTCAGCATCAGCCTCAATATCATCAATTTGATTTTGCAAATTTTCAGAAAGGGCGATAAGGGCTTCCCTCCATCTCTCCCAATTCTCCTTTTCAAGAAGTATTTGCTTGTGTGTCGGTGATAACTTATTCTTCACCTCTTCCGCAACCATGCGCGCAAAAGAGTCATCGTTAAGACCAAGGCGTGACATATTGATTGACGTATCCCTTCTTTGTTTATTGACCATTACCTGTTATTCCAAGCAGGGCAAATATTTTTATATCCGCACCAATTGCATAACATTGATTTGGTTGTAGTGAAATTTCCAGTTTTACAACAATCATCAATTTGTTCTTTTGTTTGCTGTATTAATTCAATCGCCTGATTCGCGTATTCACTTGTGACATTTCTCGCAAAACGAACACCATCTTTTAAGTAGAAAAGCTCAACCGATGATTCATCGACATCTATATCAAGACTATTGAGTAATTGTGAATACACAATCAACTGAAAAAATTTATCGTCAAGATACTCCTCTTTGGGCGTTTTGCCTGTTTTGTAGTCAGTTATGGTTGCGCTTCCGTTGACGAGTGAAAGTCGGTCAATATACCCATGGACTTTTACTCCTCCTATTTCGCCCCTAACGAATGATTCCATTCCGTGTGGAGAAACGTTCTGTGGATTTTCGATTAACCAAAGATTTTCGATACACCACCATGCTGCCCAGCGAAAACGGTTTAATTCTTTTTCGCTTTTGATTAGGGCTGATGCTTCGGCGGACCACTTTTTCTGCCATTGCTCACGAGCAATATCTTTTGCCTGCTCCTGTGTGCGCAGCTCTGCCGGAAGGCGGTATAGGTCCTCAAGAACATCGTGCACAAAATTTCCTAGCACTGCCTCTTGGCCTGAAATATCTGGTATTCCATCAATTTTGCTGAACTTGAATTTCAGCTGACATTGACGAAACGTCCCAATTGATGATGGAGATAGATACTCCGGCGCTATGAGATTATTCTCCCTGTTCGTCGACATATTTACCAGCGAACTTGATGCGCACAGCTTCAGCAACTAATGCCTCTAGGTCTTCCATGCTTATCTTGTCTTTTGTTGGCTTTGGCTTATTGCCAGAGTGTGATGCCCAAAATGAATTCAACTGCTCTTTCTCTTCAGAGCTCATTGACTTTGTGACATCAATAAAAGCAGACCAACGAACAGATTTTTCATCATCTGCTGGTTGCGCTGCCGACTGAGCCTCTTGTGCCGACTCCACAAGAATTGCTTCCTCTGCGTCCATAGCATCGGTCGACCTTGCAAGATACAGACCAACACCAAGTTGCTGAGCAGCTTTCTTCAGTGCATCCGATACAGCACCCTTGAAGTCGTTCCCAAGGTCAATCGGTTTTCCGCTTTGTTTTGCCCTCTTAACCGAAGAACCACCGAAACCATGCTTGACAATTCGCTTGCCAGCAATATCTGCTGTTAGCGAAACATGAGCCACAAGTTCGTCTTGGTCGACAGCATCCCTATGAACTGAAATGATTTCGAAAGACCAACCATCGACTCCAAGAACCTTATTGAGCCGATTGATTACTTCGCTGATTGGGAGATAGATGAGCTCAACTCCGCTTTTGACAATTGTTCGTTCCATCTCCTGTGGGAACTGTGCGTATAGTTCCTTCATTACGGCAGAAGAGTCATCTCGCTGAATATCCATGGTTTAATTCACCTTTTTGTTTAAGTTGTTTGGATTTATTCGTTATTAGCTGTTTTCGATTTCCTAACTATAACGCTTGTTTTGAGTTCTCCAACCTCGCAGTAGTTATCGGCATTAATTCCGATTTTATTAAGTTCCTTGATTCGCCAATAGGAAGGCGCGCAGTAAGTCACCATTTCTATCGCAATTTCTCGCGGAGATTTAATAACTTCTCCAGTATCCATATCGACTGCCATTTTTGTCAGTTTGTCTGCAACGGCAGATGCGAGCGACTTGTGGTCCCACGCCTTTCTGTCGTAGGAAGATTTCTTTTCAATTTCTGTTCCATCCATAAGGCTTACGTTCTCGGTTGCACCCATAAGACCAGATACAGAAAATGAAAAACTGTCATATACGGAAGAGAAATCACGTTTTAGAAAATTCATTTCAGCAAGGATTTCGCATGCTTTTTCTAGCTCCGGCTTTGACTCGAGCAGCGTAAACAGCTCCGCATCAAGTTCGGTGATTAGGCGACGAATCTCAGTAAGTTTTTCTAATGACATTTAATTTTCCCCTTAATAAATAATTAATTACGTTAGATAAGTATAGACACGCGTTTCCTTTGCGGCAACCCGAGACCAGTTAAATATGTGAATGCGCCTACGGCCGAGTCAACCTGGTCATCATGGTCGCAGGCTTCTGGGAATGAGGAAAATTCATCCATCCAGCCCGTAAGCCATGGTGCACGTACAACCCTAACATTTCCATTTGCTACTGCCGCCGCAAACGGACGGGCTCTTGTTTCTTTATCCCCAGTTGAACGTATTGCTGAAAAATCATAACCAGGCACGACATATCTTGCATACTGGTCAACTAGTGCCTTGCCCGATGACCCGGGTTCCTGTTCCATCCTGATTGGAATATGTAATCCATCTTCTGCTGCAGTTTGCGCAATTAGCTGCTCCACCTTGTCGCCCTTGACTCTTGCCCGCTTTACGTCCAATACATATGCCACACCACCATCAAACATCATCAAAGTTCCAACAGTCCAGTCTGGATTTGGATTTGATGCTGATGGCTCTGTGGCGGCAAGGTCCCAATAACGAACAACCCGCGCTGAACTGGTGATTTGAGGTAATTCGTGTGAATCTATAATAATAAATGAAGTTCTTTCAAAAAGAGTTCCAAGAGCGGTCGACCACCAGTCACCCATCTCAAGACGCCGTCTTTCAACTGGGTCAAGGGCAGAAAGTGCTTGCCTATACGACTCAGCATCGATTCCTGGGTTATCAGTCAGCCTAGATGGAACAAAAACCCTGCCTTCCTGTCTTCCTTCAACAATAAATCTTTGGCGGACCCAATTGGGGGCTGGGTTTGATGCACACCTCATGCGTAGTGGAACCTGGGAAACCGGTCCGCTTGCTGGTCGGCGGAGACGGGAGAATAGATACCGATAATCAGATTCACGTATTTCTGTTACTTCGTCCATCCCTATGAACTGGAATTCCGAACCCTTATATCGCAGATAGTCGTTTGCATTATTTAAGTACCCGAATGAAATACGCGCTCCAGATGGGAAAGTAGCAATGAATGTATTGCTATTCCAATGAATATCATCATAGTTGGACATCCATGACTTAAAACGGTCCATTAGCGCTCCAGGTAGTGAAAGGTCCGCAAATGTACGACGAAAAAGAATTGCCGAATACCCAGGGATATCCACGTATTGCAATGCTGCCATTAACAAGGCAGAAGATTTACCACCGCCAGCTGCTCCACCGAATAATGCCTCAATAGAGTTGGTCCGTAAAAAAACTTTCTGATTTATTGACGGTTCTTCTGGACAGTACGGAGGCATCTTTGGTTGAAGGTAATCGAGAACCTCGGACCAGTTCGGTTTCTTGGTCATTTTCTTTTAAAGCCTCTTGTCTCGCGGTACAAGTAAATTATGCGCTACTGTATCTTATATGCCAAAATTTAATGAAACGGTTAATAATCTCATCACAAAGCTTAAATCACGGCTTACGCGAACTACTTTCGCTAACTTATTCATGTTTTCATTTATAATATTCACAGGCATTGGTGCTGGTTTAATAGCAGTTCCTATTGGTTTGATTGTTGCTGGTATTGCATGCGGAATATTCGGATTTCTACTAGGGCTTGAGTAAATAAAATATGGCTTGGAACTCATCTAAGAATAAATCTCTACGCCCGACTGAGATGAAGCAGGTTGCCTACGGCGCTCCAATCTCAAATAACCCAGGCCTTGTCGGCAAGGCATATCGAGACTCATGGGATATTGAGCGTGCATACCGCGAAGGTATGTCAAAAATTACTTGGGTCAATAGGTGTATTGATGCAATTGCCGGAAATCAGGCACGCCTACCAATAATTTTAAGAAAAGATAATTCAAATAAGGGTGAAGTAATTGTCGGCCGCGAAGCATCGCGCTCAACATTACTTGAATTGCTAAATGTTCGTTCAAACATTG